CCCGCAAATCAAATTTTTAAAAATCTTGACCCCCACCCCCTCAATACGGAAACGCAAATCCCCAAGGTCAAACGCCATACCCCCACCCCACTATAAAAATTTTGAAAGACTCATGTCAAACGTTGGACACGGCACAATAAAAAAGAGCCCCGGTGTTTAGCCGGGGCTTCAAGGAGGCGAACCTCAAGGAGAAGCAATGATGAAGAAACTTGCACCACTGCCGAAAAGAAGTGTACACTAACACCAACGAGGCAACAAGTGCGACGCCAGCACCAACCTACGCAATGCTTGAACATCTGATTAACGGCGAGTTTCATCCAGACGTGGTCGACGCCACGGCGGCGGTTCTGTCTTTTGAAAAAGCGGACCCCACAACCACGATCGACGCCAAAGTCAAAACAGCGGACTGGCTCAAAGCGCTTGAGCTAGAAGACGAAGAGATCGAAACCAAAGCCGATCAGGAAGCCGCCCGTAAATCTTTTGCAAGTCTGGTCACAGGCCAGCCTGTTGGGAATACACAACAAGCGCTAACTAATTTAAAAACCCCTGCCGCAGTCCAGCATTTGGTGGGAATGCTCACAGCCTACGATTGGGCGTTTGTGGAGCAGGCCAAGGAGCTTCGCGGCTTTGCCGTAGCTAAGATTCTTGAAGAAGTAAAACACCCAGACGCACGTATCCGCCTCAAAGCGCTAGACATGCTGGGCAAGGTGACGGAAGTTGCACTGTTTACTGAGCGGGTTGAAGTCAAGAAGACTGAGATGTCTGACGTAGAGCTTGAAGCGCGGATCAAAGACAAGCTCAACAGGTTCATGGGCGTGATCGACGTGGTTGATGTGACGGAAGAAAAGACCGATGAAGCCTGAAAACTTCACAACCTTGAGCAAGCTTGAGCTAGAAGCCATGGCCAAGGCACTGCCGCACATGACGCTGGCAGAAAAGCTGGAGCTTTTCCAAGATTTGGAGATGCGCGAACAACGCGCCAGCTTGCAAGCCGCCAAAACAAACATGCTGGGGTTCGCCCAGAGCGTCTATCCGGGCTTTAAGATCGGTCCACACCACAGGAAGCTGGCCAAAATCTTCACAGATGTGGTCGAAGGACGCAAAAAGCGTGTGATTATCAACATCGCGCCACGTATGGGTAAGTCTGAGTTCAGCTCATACCTGTTCCCTGCGTACTTTCTAGGTAAATACCCTAATAAGAAGATCATCATGGGCACGCACACTGCGGGTCTGTCTGAAGACTTTGGTCGGCGCGTACGTAACTTGATTGATTCGGAGGAGTATCGTGAAGTTTTCCCTCAAACAATGGTCGCAGACGATCAGAAAGCTGCCGGTAAGTGGTCGACTTCTGCTGGTGGGCAGTATTATGCTGCTGGTGTTGGTGGCGCACTGGCTGGCCGTGGGGCTGATCTTTTCGTCATTGATGACCCTCATTCAGAACAAGATGTAAAGTCCAACAGCCGGCTGGCTTTTGACACGGCTTGGTCTTGGTTCCAGACTGGCCCCTTGCAACGTCTGATGCCCGGCGGTGCGATCATTGTGATTATGACCAGATGGTCCTTGCTTGACCTGACTGGGCGCTTGATTGACTACCAAGCCAAGAATCCAGAAGCTGTGCCATGGGAAATCGTGGAGTTGCCGGCCATTCTGAACGAGGATACAGAGAACGAGAAGTCTCTGTGGCCAGAGCAGTGGCCGCTGGCGTCCTTGAAGTCCACCAAAGCGTCGCTTGACCCAAGGTATTGGAACGCGCAGTACATGCAACAGCCCACATCTGAGAACAGCGCCATCATTGGCCGCAAGCTCTGGAGAATTTGGGAGGGTGACGAGCCGCCAACGTGCGAGTACATCATCCAGTCGTGGGACACGGCGTTTGAGACCAAGAACAACTCTGACTATTCGGCTTGCACGACGTGGGGCATCTTCTACAACGAGGAAGAGAACGACACGCCCCAGTTAATCCTCTTGGATGCGTTCAAAGACAGGATGGCGTTCCCAGAACTCAAGACTGTGGCGCTTAAACACTACAAAGAGTGGGAGCCAGACGCGTTTATCGTGGAGAAGAAGGCGGCTGGAGCGCCGCTGATCCAAGAGCTGCGCAATATGGGCATACCGGTGCAGGAGTTCAGCCCAAGCCGCGGCAACGACAAGATGGTGCGTGTCAACGCAGTTGCGGATTTATTCAGCAGTGGTAAAGTCTGGGCACCAGACACACGCTGGGCACGAGAAGTTATTGAAGAGGTGGCGGCTTTCCCAGTTGGAGAGCACGATGACTTCGTGGATACCACAACACAGGCGCTGCTACGCTTTAGGCAAGGCGGCTTTATTTCTTTGGACTCGGATGAGAAGGACGACCTTGAGTTCTTCCGCCGTAAGAAGTACGAATACTACTAGGAACACACATGGCAACGAACATCGACAAAGCGCTCTTCCAACAGCCAGTCGGCATTGAAGAATTGGCGCAGCAAGAGTCCCCCTTGGAGATCGAGATCGTTGATCCCGAAGAAGTCACCATTGGCATGGATGGGTTGGAGATAAAGATCAAGCCAGACGAAGACGGTGCAGAAGACTTTAGTGACAACTTGGCCGAATACATTGACGATGGCGCTCTGCAGTCACTTGCTGGTGACTTGGTCTCAGATATTGACAACGACAAGGGCTCACGCAAAGAGTGGGAGAAGACGTACGTTGATGGACTGAAGCTCTTGGGCTTGCAGATCGAGGAACGCACAGAACCTTGGCAAGGCGCTTGCGGTGTGTTCCACCCAATGATTACAGAAGCTGTTGTTCGCTTCCAAGCCGAGACAATCACAGAGACGTTCCCAGCCCAAGGGCCTGTGCGTACCAAGATAATCGGTAAAGAAACGCCTGAGATCAAAGAGAAAGCGGCCAACGTTGAAGACGACATGAACTTCGAGTTGACCGAGAACATGACTGAGTACCGCTCTGAGCATGAGCGCATGTTGTGGTCACTGCCAGCCACGGGCTCCGCATTTAAGAAGGTGTACTTCGACCCAGCGCTTGGCCGTCAAGTCTCTATGTTTATCCCCGCAGAAGACATGTTGCTCCCATACGGCGCGACAGACCTCGACACTTGCCACCGCATCACGCACGTCATGCGCAAAACCAAGAACGAGATCATCAAGCTTCAGCAAGCTGGGTTTTATCTGGACATCGAGTTGCCTGATGCGCCCAAAGACCGCACGGACATTCAGAAAGCCAAGGATAAAGAGACAGGCTTTAACGACCTGAACGACGACCGCTACACCATCTATGAGTGCCACGTTGACTTGAACCTTGACGGCTACGAAGATGTGGACGACGAAGGCGAAGAGACCGGCATCATGCTGCCGTACGTTGTAACCATCATTAAGGGCACCAATGACATTCTGTCCATACGCCGCAACTGGAATGAAGATGATGAACTTCGCCTCAAGCGCCAGCACTTTGTACACTACCAATATATCCCCGGATTCGGAGCTTATGGTTTTGGACTCTTCCATCTTATCGGTGGTTTTGCCAAATCGGCCACAAGCCTTATGCGTCAATTGGTTGACGCAGGAACGCTATCTAATCTTCCCGGTGGACTCAAGTCGCGCGGACTTCGCATTAAAGGTGATGACACACCGATTGCCCCCGGAGAGTGGAGAGACGTCGACGTAGCCTCTGGCAACATCCGTGACAGCATCCTGCCTCTGCCGTACAAGGAGCCAAGCGCTACTCTGTACAACTTGATGCAGAACATTGTGGAGGAAGGCCGCCGCTTCGCTGCAACGGCTGACATGAAGGTCTCCGACATGAGCGCTAACGCGCCTGTGGGCACGACGCTGGCTCTGCTTGAGCGCCAGCTTAAAGTCATGACGGCTGTTCAGGCCCGTGTGCACTTTGCTCTGAAGCAAGAGTTGAAGCTGCTCAAGAACATCATCCGCGACTACACAGACCCAGACTACACGTACGATCCTGCGTACGGCACTCGCAAAGCCAAGAAGGCAGACTACGACTTGGTGGATGTAATCCCCGTGTCTGACCCCAACGCTGCGACCATGTCTCAGCGCGTTGTTCAGTACCAAGCTGTGATTCAGATGGCGCAAATGGCTCCGGACATCTACAACTTGCCAGAACTGCACCGCGGGATGCTCAACGTCTTGGGCATCAAGAATGCTGAGAAGCTTGTGCCGATCGAGGACGACATGAAGCCTATCGACCCAGTGCAGGAGAACCAGAATGCGCTGACAGGCAAGCCAATGAAAGCGTTCTTGCATCAGGACCACCAAGCCCACATTCAAGTGCACATGCTTGTGATGCAGGACCCCATGATTCAGCAGTTCATTGGCCAGAACCCGCAAGCGGCCAAGATCATGGGCGGCATGTCAGCGCACATTGCAGAGCACGTTGGCTACCAGATGCGCCAGAAGATTGAGCAACAACTCGGTATGCCACTGCCACCCGAAGACGAGAAGCTGCCACCAGAGATCGAGATTGCCTTGTCCGGCATGATGGCTCAGGCGGCCAATCAGGTGCTCCAGCAAAGCCAAGCACAAGCCGCTCAAATGCAGGCTCAGCAGATGGCGCAGGACCCCATCGTTCAGATGCAACAGCAAGAGCTTCAGCTCAAGGCGCAAGAGCTTCAACTCAAAGAGAAGAAGATTACCGCAGACGCCGCTGCAGCTGCAGACAAGCAAGAGTTGGAAGAGCAAAAGGTCAAAGGTCATCTGGAATTGGAAGCCATGCGCGTTGGTGCTCAGATCAGAGAGAGCCAAGCCAAATCCCAGTTTGAACAAGAACGTGCCGGTGTCCAGATGGGCATCGACATCGCAAAGAGCAAATCCCAAACGGAGTTGCAAGCGCGGACTGCAGCACTGCAGAACGCATCCAGAAACCAACCTAAACCAATCAAATGATTCAAGACTTCGCACACGTATTGCGCGACCAAATACGTAGGGACATGAACAACTATGCCGATGACTTGGCTGGCGGTGCATGTCGCTCATTTGAGGAATACCAAAAACTCTGCGGGATTATTTCGGGTCTAGCCCTTGCAGAGCGTTATGTTCTTGACCTGCTAAAGAAAGTTGAAGATGCAGACAACCACTGAATCTGGTTTGATTTTGCCCCCCGGTATTTCATTGCCGCCACACATTCAACCGATGGACGCCCCAGACGAGGATGATGACAATGAAGACAAAGCAGGCGCACTGCCAACCCCCACAGGTTGGAAGCTGCTCTGTATCGTGCCTGAAGTTGAAGCAAAGATTGCTGGCACGTCACTGGATCTCGTGAGAGATACAGCCACTATGCGCCAAGAAGAACACGCCACCACGGTGTTGTTTGTATTGCGTGTAGGCCCCGATGCGTACAAAGACAGCGCCAAGTTCCCCAACGGAGCGTGGTGTAAAGAAGGCGACTTTGTGTTAGTACGTACTTACTCCGGCACAAGATTCAAGATCTTTGGCAAGGAGTTCCGTCTCATCAACGATGACCAAGTTGATGCTGTTGTGCAAGACCCTCGCGGCTTAACCCGCGCTTAAAAGGAACGTTATGAAAGACGAATTTAAATTTCCTGACGAAGTAGAAGCGAAGAAGACCCCTGAAGTCGAGTTTGAAATTGAAGGCGAAGGGGATGTTGACATCGAGATTGAAGACGACACGCCTGCCCAAGACAGAGGCCGCAAGCCTTTGGACAAGGAAGTTGTTGACCCAACAGATGAAGAGATTGAGTCTTATTCGGACAAAGTTAAATCACGGATTAAAGAGCTGACACACGCACGCCACGACGAGCGCCGTGTCAAAGAAGCCACGATGCGTGAGAAACAAGAGCTGGAGCGTCTTGCACAGCAGTTGATTGAGGAGAACAAACGCCTCAAGAAAAACGTCTACACAGGCCAAGAAGCAATCATTGCTGGCGCCAAGTCAAAAGCTGAGAGCGAACTAGAAATGGCTCGCCGCAAGCTCAAGGAAGCACAAGAATCCTTTGACACGGATGCCATCATTGCCGCGCAAGAAGCTGTGATGGATGCCAAGATTAAAGTTGAACAGACAAAAAATTATCGTCCTACCCCTTTACAGGAAGAAAAATTTGATGTACAACCGCAACAAACCCAACCTGAGAAGGTTGAGCCCGACGAAAAAACTCTGCGCTGGCAGGCAAAAAACCAGTGGTTCGGACAGCAAGGGTTTGAAGAATACACCAGCTACGCACTAGGGCTGCATCAAAAACTAGTCACAAACGGAGTGGATCCCCGCTCTGCTGAATACTTCGAGCAAATTGATGCTCGCATGAAGTCAACGTTTCCTGATCTATTTGGTCGAAGCGAAGACAAGCCAAGGTCTGGTGAGGTTCAACGGAAACCTACAACAGTGGTGGCCTCTGTGTCTCGTTCTACGAGCGCAGGAAAAATCAAGCTGACGACAACGCAAGTTGCGTTGGCGAAGAAATTAGGTTTAACCCCGCAGCAATACGCTGCACAAGTAGCAAAACTGGAGAACTGAAATGGCTGAAACAATTGACCGCAAAAACCGTGATCTGACGACACGCGAAAAATCCGCCCGTGCTGTATACGTACCGCCGAGCAACTTGCCTGATCCAACGCCTGAACCGGGCTGGGTGTACCACTGGGTGGCTACGCACGTTCTGGGACAGTCGGAAGTGACCAACGTATCGCGCAAAATGCGTGAAGGTTGGGAGCCGGTAAAGGCAGAGGACCATCCAGAATTGATGATGGTTGGGAATGATAAGACTGGCAACGTTGAAATCGGCGGCCTCATGCTCTGCAAGATGCCTAAAGAAAAATTCGAAGCCCGTAAAGCTTATTACGACCAGCAAGCTCAAAACCAGATGGACTCAGTTGACAATAGCTTCATGCGACAAAATGATCCACGCATGCCGTTGTTTGCCGACCGCAAGTCGACTTCAACTCGTGGTGGATTTGGTTCTGGTTCCAAATAAACTTTAGGAGTCCTTAAATGGCATCTACACAAACCCCTTACGGTTTTCGAGCCGTAAATGAGTTGGGTGGCCTACCATACGCTGGTAGCACTCGCTCGTTCCCTATTGACCCCGCTGGTTACGGCACTAACATCTTCAATGGATCGTTGGTGTACGTTGCTGCTACGGGTTACTTGCAAATCGTTACTTCCGTTGGTTCTAACGACAGCACAACCTACTTCCCCACAGGAAGCGCTGGCTCTGCAACTAACACAGGCTCTATCGGCGTTTTCGTCGGTTGCTCCTATGTCAATGCACAAGGTCAGACGATCTTCTCACAGTACTACCCTGCTAACGCTTTGAACGCGATCGCTTTCGTTGTTGACGACGACCGCGCTGTGTTCCAAGTGCAAGCTAACAACACTGTGGCTGCATCTGCTTTGGGTACAAACGTGTTCTTGGCTGCTGCGCAAAGCACCAGCACAGGTTCTACAACCAACGGCAATTCAACTACTGCTGTGTCTGCTTCTTCTGTTGCCACTTCTGCGGCCTTCCGCATTGTTGGTTTCGTGAACAACGCACAGTCACAAGTTGGCGATGCTTATACTGATTTGCTGGTGAAGTTCAACCCCGGCTACCACTCATACACCATCGCAATTGGTCTGTAAGGAGTAATTAACCATGGCAATTTCACGCGCACAACTACTTAAAGAGTTGCTCCCCGGTCTGAACGCTTTGTTCGGCATGGAATACGCTCGCTACGGCGAAGAGCACAAAGAAATCTACGAAACAGAGAAATCTGAGCGTAGCTTCGAAGAAGAGACAAAGCTTGCTGGCTTTGCTTCTGCTCCCGTCAAGAATGAAGGCCAAGCCATTGCATATGACAATGCGCAAGAAGCCTTCACCGCACGCTACAACCACGAGACCATTGCTCTGGGCTTCAGTATCACTGAAGAAGCTGTGGAAGATAACTTGTATGACTCTTTGTCTGCTCGTTACACCAAAGCTTTGGCCCGCGCCATGGCCTACACCAAGCAAGTTAAAGCCGCTTCCGTTATCAACAACGGTTTCAACGGTTCATACTTGGGTGGTGATGGCGTCACTTTGTTCGGTAACAACAGCTCTAGCACTCGAGTTGGTCACCCACTCGTTAACGGTGGTGTGAACTTCAACAGCCCTACAACTGGCGTTGACTTGAACGAAACATCTTTGGAAAACGCCGTGATTCAAATCGCAGCGTGGGTGGACGAGCGTGGTCTGTTGATCGCCGCTAAGCCCCGTAAGATGGTGGTTCCCCCAGCACTGATGTTCGTTGCCAAGCGCTTGCTTGACACTGAGCTGCGTGTTTCTACTGCTGACAACGATATCAACGCGTTGAAGCAGATGGGTGCAATCCCTGAAGGTTACACTGTTAACCACTTCTTGACCGACAGCAACGGCTGGTACTTGTTGACCGACGTTCCTAACGGCATGAAGCACTTCGAGCGTATCGCCTTGCAAAACAGCATGGACGGTGACTTCGATACAGGTAACGTTCGTTACAAAGCCCGTGAGCGTTATAGCTTCGGCTGGTCTGATCCCCTCGGTATGTGGGGTTCTTCAGGTTCTTAATTGAACTTGTGAAAAGGGGGCTTGTGCCCCCTTTTCTTTTCGTGTATATTGACTTCATTCCGGGCTTTCCCGGTGTTCTTACAGTCCCGGCTGACGACATGCAGATAGAACACCACAACTTGCATGTAAGGAATAATCATGGCAAATACCACGTTTAACGGCCCAGTTCGCTCGCAGAACGGCTTTCAATCAATCACTACAAACAGCACTACTGGCGCTGTTACCGTTGACGCAACATTCGGTGCCGCTAGCACTGTTGACAGCGTAACGATTGCATCTTTCGCTAAATTAACTCCAGTTCTGACTACTGCACTGCCCACCGCTGCCGCTGGCAACGCTGGCCAAGTTCGCTTGATTAGCGACAATGGTGCAGGTAACAACGAATACTGCCTTGTGATCTCTACCGGCTCTGCTTGGGTTACGGCTGTTGGCGCTGCACTGAGCTAATCAACCCATGGGGCTTTGGCCCCGTTTTTAAAGGAGATTGATTATGACAATGCAAACCGACGTCCTATCGTCGCACGTTGAGGCTACGGGCACCATGGTGTCTGGCCGCATCCGTGTGAAGGGTTACCAATGTCTTTCTGGCGGTACAGCTGGCGATATTATTTTCCGTGACGGCGGTGCTTCTGGCACTATCCGATTGCAGTTCAATATCCCCGGAAACACCAACAACCCGTTTTCAAACTTAATCCCCGGCGAAGGCATTTTGTTCACTACGGACGTGCACGTAACGCTGCCAACGGCGGCAAAAGTGACGGTGTTTTATGGCTAAGTCACCCGCATGGCAACGCAAAGAGGGGAAGTCCGAGAAGGGCGGCTTGAACGCCAAGGGACGGGCCTCGTACAACAAGGCAAATCCCGGCAAACCGGGCCTGAAGCGCCCTCAACCAGAGGGCGGCAAACGCCGCGACTCTTTCTGCGCGCGTATGGAAGGCATGAAGAAGAAGCTGACCGGAGAGAAGGCCAAGAAAGACCCGAACTCCAGAATCAACAAAAGCCTTCGGGCTTGGAATTGCTGATATGACTCAACACGACACAGCTAAAGCAGTTGCAGATGGCGCAGCAGTCTTAACAACTGTTGGCGTTATGGCGACGTGGTTGCCGCCTTTGGCGTCTCTGTTCACTATCATCTACCTTGGTCTTCGTATCTGGGAGTCTGAGACCGTGCGTGAGATGACCAATCGTACAAAGGCATCAAATGCCGTCGACGAGTAAAAAGCAACACAACTTCATGGCGGCGATAGCGCACAGTCCTGCGTTTGCCAAGAAGGTGGGAGTTCCGCAAAGCGTTGGGAAAGATTTCAACGAAGCGGACAAGGGTAAGAAGTTTGGCTCTGGCGGGAAAACCCGTCCAGATATTCAGAAGGCAAACCGAGCTAAAACCGATCACGGAAAAATGGCTCTTTTTAAAGAAGGTGGATCTATCATGGCTACACGTAAAAACAACGGCATCACTACTGCCAAAATGGGTTCAGTGCGTACAGCGGCTCCTAGCCGTGACGGTATTGCTTCTAAAGGCAAGACCAAAGGCACTATGGTCTCTATGAAGGGCAGCACCCCCTTGGGTATGAAAAAGGGCGGCATGACCAAGAAGATGAACATGGGCGGCAAGGCCTGCTAAATCATGATGGCCAGCCGTGGGATGGGGGATATTGCCCCCTCTAAAATGCCCAAGGGCGTTAAGAAAGCCCGACGGGACGATACTGACTTCACCCAATACAAAGAGGGTGGGAAGGTTAACGCCGCAGGCAATTACACGAAGCCCGGTCTTCGCAAGAAGATTGTGTCTCAAGTAAAAGCCGCGGCCACCCACGGCACCGGCGCAGGTCAATGGTCTGCCCGTAAAGCTCAGCTAGTTGCCAAGAAGTACAAGGCGGCTGGCGGGGGTTACCGAGATTGAAAGCACCTCAGAAATCATTGAAGGACTGGGGCGACCAGAAATGGAGAACCAAAAGTGGTAAAAAATCTTCTGACACGGGTGAGCGATACCTTCCTAGTGCTGCGATTAAAAGTCTCAGTTCTGCTGAGTACGCTGCGACAACGCGTGCGAAAAGAGCCGGAAAAAAAGCCGGAAAACAATTCGTAGCGCAACCTAAAACGATTGCAAAGAAAACGGCAGGATTTAGATGACCACTTCAGGACTTACCTCGTTTAACCTTGACCTCAGCGACATGGTTGAGGAGGCTTTTGAACGGGCGGGTTCTGAACTCCGCACGGGCTATGACTTGCGCACGGCTCGTCGGTCTTTGAATCTGTTGTTTGCTGACTGGGCAAATCGCGGCGTGAACATGTGGACGTTTGAGCAAAACACCATCACGCTGGTTGCTGGACAGCCAACATACGCGCTACCGGACGATACAGTTGATTTGCTTGACCATGTGATCCGCACAAACGCAAACGTGGCCAACAACCAAGCTGATCTGACAATCACGCGTATTAGTGTTTCTACTTATGCGACGATCCCCAACAAACTGATCCAAGGCCGTCCGATTCAGGTCTGGGTGCAGCGTTTGACTGGCGGGGCAAACTTGCTTGCTGGAACAGTGCAGGCAACAATTAACGCAACGGCTACAACCATCCCAGTCACATCGCTTGTGGGTATCCCCACTGCGGGCTTTATCCAGATTGGCTCAGAGCTAATTGGGTACAACGAGACAACCCCAGCAGACGGCGCTACGCCTGCGTACTTGCTCAACTGCACGCGTGGACAAGACGGCACGACTGCGGCTAGCCACACAACTGGCGCGGCTATGAGCTTGGTTCAAAAGAACAGCATCACTGTGTGGCCAACCCCAAATGCGGGAACTACGTATCAGTTCGTCTACTGGCGCATGCGTCGTATTCAAGACGCTGGTGGCGGCACTAAGACTATGGATGTTCCGTTCCGTTTTGTGCCCTGCTTGGCCGCAGGTCTGGCTTACTACATTGCGCTCAAAGTGCCCGAGGGTTTACAGCGCCTTGATGTTTTGAAGCAACAATATGACGAAGCTTGGGACAGAGCCGCAGGCGAAGACCAAGAAAAGGCTGCGGTACGCTTTGTACCGCGCCAGCAGTACATTGGAAGCGGCACGTAAATGGGAAATCGGTTTTCGTCTGGCAAGAACGCCATTGCGGAATGTGACCGCTGTGGGTTTCGTTTTAAGCTGCACGAATTACGTAAAGAAATTATCAAAACTAAGAACTACAATCTCTTGGTTTGTAAGACATGTTGGGACCCTGACCAGCCGCAGTTGCAGTTGGGCATGTATCCGGTGGATGACCCGCAAGGCGTGCGTGATCCGCGTCCTGATTTGAGCTACTATCAGTCTGGTAACACAGGCTTGCAGATTGTTCTGACAAACAGTTCGGGCAAAGATGCGGCAGGTCTACCGTCTGAAGGTAGCAGGGTTTTTCAGTGGGGCTGGAATCCTGTTGGGGGAGCCAGATTTTTTGACACTGCTTTAACGCCAAATGACTTGGCAATGGCAGCACAAGTTGGTACAGTAACGATACAGATAGGAGTCTGACATGGACAAGAAAGATTTAGCTCAAGACAAGAAGATGATTAAATCTGCTGTGGGTAAGCATGAGAAAAATATGCACCCCGGCAAAACACCCACCAAGCTCAAAGCTGGCGGCAAAACTAACAGCGACATGCTCAAGTATGGCCGCAATATGGCCAAGGTCATGAACCAGCGCTCTGTTGGTCGTGGAGGCTAAGATGGCTACATACAAGCAACCAAAGAAAGAACCAACCGTTGTTGTTGGTCAGATGCCTGTTAAAGAAGCTTTGAAAGCCAACATGTCTATTGCCAATCAGCGTAGCAACCCCTACGACGGCGTTAAGACTTCTGGTATCAAGATTCGCGGTACTGGATGCGCTACTAAAGGCACAATGGCCAGAGGTCCGATGGCATGAACTATACGCAACTCAGCAACGCTATTCAGGCGTATACGGAGAACACTGAAGCAAATTTTATTGCTCAGATACCCGTGTTCGTTCAGCAAGCTGAGCAACGTATTTACAACACGGTTCAGTTTCCATCGCTTCGCAAAAATATGACTGGCGAGGTGTCCACAACGACACCATACTTGTCCGCGCCAACTGACTACTTGGCTACGTATTCCTTGGCAGTCATTGATGCTGACGGCAATTACGAGTATTTGTTAAACAAAGACGTTAACTTTATTCGTCAGGCATACCCCAGCGCCAGCGATATTGGTTTGCCTAGGTACTATGCCTTGTTTGGCCCAACGGTATCAGCTTCTGCAATCTCTAACGAGTTGTCTTTTATTCTTGGCCCCAAGCCAGATGCAAACTACCAAGTTGAGTTGCACTTTTACTACTACCCAGCGTCCATCACAACTGTGCCAAGTGGCCAGACATGGCTGGGCGATAACTTTGACTCAGTGCTGTTGTACGGTTCTTTGGTTGAGGCTTACACCTACATGAAGGGTGAAGCGGACATGTTGCAGTTGTACAACACCAAGTATCAAGAAGCACTGATGTTGGCTAAACGTTTGGGTGATGGAATGGAGCGCCAAGACGCGTACCGATCTGGCCAGTACCGTCAGAAAGTGATGTGACATGTCCATCCAACAAACAACCACCACCAGTTTTAGAGTTGAACTGCTTCAGGCAGTACACAACTTTGGCCCCACAACGCCTAACACTTTTAAAATTGCGCTGTACACAGGCGCGGCTAACATTGGCGCAACAACCACTGCGTACACAACAAGCGGTGAAGTAGTGGGCACGGGCTACGTTGCTGGTGGTAATACGTTGGTAATTTCAACACCCCCAACTGCAAGCAATAATACGGCTTTTGTACCGACGGCGTACATTTCGTTCAGCAACACGAGCTGGGCGAGCGCATCGTTTACATGCCGTGGGGCTTTGATTTATAACGCAACGCAAGGCAACAAGTCTGTTGCCGTGTTGGACTTTGGTGCAGACAAAACTGTAACCAATGACACGTTTCAGATCATCTTCCCAACTTCTGATGCTAACAGCGCCATCGTGCGCATCTCTTAAGGACTTATATGACTAAAGAACTCTCAAGCTTCGGCGACCACGCAGAAATCAGCATGCAATCTAATGTTGCTGGCTCTGAGACTGTTGGCATTGAAGGCGTCTACCACGTAGTTTGCCGTGATGCTGAAGGCAACATCAAGTGGGAAGAGCAGTTCCCCAACTTGGTGAATGCTGTTGGTAAAGAGCTGATGTTGGACACCTTGTTGTCTGGCACTTCTTACACTACCGTTGGCCCATTCCTTGGTTTGATCTCAGGTGCTAGCCCCACATTTGCAGCGTCTGACACTATGGTTACACACGCTGGTTGGACTGAGTTTATCAACTACACAGTTGGCGGCTCTGCGGTTCGCGGTACGGCTGTGTTTACATCAGCTACTTCTACCGGTACAACTCCAGCTAACGTGACAACCAAGGCTGCTGCAGCTATCACCTACACCATCACCGGTGCGGGCGGTACAGTGGGCGGCTGCTTCTTGGTGACAGGTTCTGGCGCGGCTTCTACGCTGTCCAACACAGGTGGTACGTTGTATAGCGCTGGCGCATTTGCTACTGCTAAAATCACAACAGCTGGCGATACAGTTTCTGTAACTTACAGCACCACCGCAACGAGCTAATAAGGAGTCGTTTAAATGGCTCTTGTACTTGCAGATCGCGTTCAAGAGAACACGACAACGACCGGCACTGGCACGCTAACGCTTGACGGTGCTGTATTCGGCTTTCAGACATTTGCTGTAGTCGGTAACGGCAATACTTGCTACTACACCATCGTTGACGGTGGCGCGTGGGAGGTGGGTATTGGTACGTACTCAACTACGGGTCCAAGTCTTGTACGTACTACGGTGCTGTCCAACTCCAACGGCAACACATCGCCAATCACATTGGCGGTTGGAACTAAGAACGTATTCCTGACATACCCCGCAGAGAAATCTGTCAATGTGGATGGCGGGTCTACAGTCAATTTGCCCGGCGCATTGGTGTTAAACGGCACGATCAACTCCAACTCAAATGCGTTTGTTGGTGGCAACCTAGGCGGCAATCAGTTTCTTCCAAGCAATGGTAGCGGTGCGCAGGTCAATAGCTTGCGTGATGGTTTTGTAACCGTCAACGTTGGTACAGGCGGAACAATTTCAAAGACCTCTACGTTTGACATCAACGGTAACTTGCTGACCAACAGTGTTACGCAGGCTATTGAAATCACGACCGCATCAGGCACGTTAAAGTCGCTGACAGCTTCTTCCCCACACTTTCAAGTTTTGACGGGCACGGGCGTACAGACTATTAGGTTGCCAGATGCAACATCTTTAACAACTGGCTCTACGTGGACTTTTGACAACAACTCAACCGGCGGATTGACTGTTGCTGACTTTGCGGGCACGACGCTTGAAGTTGTGCCGCCCGGTGGTTACTCTACTGTGTTTCTACAGACAAACGCCACGGTAGCTGGCACATGGGGGCGTTATGGAATGCTGCCTGCTGAAGTTAACTGGGGCACAAACAGCCTTGACTTGGGCGGTAGCACAATCGTTACCAATGGCACTTGGCAGGGCAGTGCAGTACAACCACCTTATGGTGGTACAGGTCTAACCACATTCTCTGCGGCCAACAACGCGCTGTACTCTACTGGGGCTTCCACACTGACTGCGGGCACATTGCCAATTGCAGCGGGCGGTACAGGCAACACAACAGCCTCCGGTGCTATCAATGCTTTGATTCCAAGCCAGACCAGCAACGCGGGTAAGTATTTAACAACCAACGGCACAAGCGTGTCATGGGACTATGTGAGCACGGCTCTGGTTCCAATCACGCAGAATGCTGATAACGTAACAGTCAACCAAACGATTGCCGCTGGCGCTAATGGATTCTCTGTCGGACCCATGACTATTCAAAGTGGTGTGACGGTGACTGTGGCGAGCGGTCAGCGCTGGGTCGTCATCTAAGGAATAAAAATGAGTAGCATAGCCGCCGGAACAACTACCACGACTGGGTACGTCGTCACATCAGACTCTACTGGAGCGCTGGTGCTTAAGACTGGCGCGTCTGCTACGACTGCGGTGACTATTGATACAAGTCAGAACGTTGGGATTGGTACAAGTAGTCCTAGCCAACGATTGGCTTTGCAAGGCAGCTCCACAACATACGCTTTAGCCGAAACAACAGGAACAGGGACAAGTTCTGGTTTCCGAATGAAGGCTGGCGCATCTGCTGACTACACATTATTTACGACCCAAGGCGTAAATCAGTTTGCTATCTATGACAACGCTGCGGGATCGGAGCGTTTAACGCTTTCTTCCTCAGGCAATCTAGGTATTGGTACAACTAGTCCTGCTACAAAACTTGATGTTGCTGCTACAGAAGCAACGATTCGTGTCACTTCAACAACTGGGACAAATTTAACTGATGTTCGTGTTGTAAACACGGGTGGCACTCTTTACTCTGGTATTGAGCGATCAGCAGGTGGCGCACTTGGCCCAACTGGTGCTTACGAAGCGTTTTTATTATATGGCGCTGATAGACCCATGTACATCGGTACTGGTAATTCATATCTGCGTTTTGGCACAAATGCCACAGAGCGTATGCGCATCGACTCCTCAGGCAATCTAGGCTTGGGAGTTACTCCTGATGCGCTTAGTTTTCCATTCACAAGTAGTTCATTACAGTTTGCAGGTGGAAACTCAATATATCCGTGGAGTGGTGCGGGTATGTATTTTCAATCAAACGCTTATTACAACTCAAGCTGGAAATACAAGACTACAAATCCTGCAGGGCAAATGGTTCTTAGTATTGATGGAAGTTTTGTATGGAATAGAGCAGCATCAGGCACAGCAGGAAACACCATTACCTTTACTCAGGCAATGACTCTGGATGCTAGTGGTAATTTAGGGTTGGGGACTACTTCTTTGAACCTGAGTGGAGGTGCTTCTGGCTCCCAAATAATGACCATTTCTGCATCGTCTTCTGGTCGTAATGGTATTCTTGAACTGAATGGCACACGCACGACATCGGGCGATTATGTTGGCTATGTGCGATTCTTTAACAACGGGGCTGCTACTCCGTTGGCAGACATTCAGGCTATTCGTGGTTCGTCAGATACAACGGGTGTGCTTGCTTTTGCAACAGGCAACACAGAACGTGCCCGTATAGACTCAAGCGGTAATTTTGGTGTTGGGACTACAAACATAAATTACAAAGCAGTAATTTACAACGCAACAACAGATACCGATGTTTTAACACTTTCTAACAATCAAATTAACAGCGACGCCCAGCAGCATTATGTTGGCTTAAATTTGCAAGACAACAATGGCAGTATTAGCGGCGCTGGAAACGCAAGCGCTATTCGGTCGTACAGCAACCTGTATGCTACTTGGGGCAGTTCGCTAACATTCTGGACTACCGGAGGCGCTGGAAACGGGATGTTTGAACGTGCCCGTATAGACTCAAGCGGTAACTTGCTGATGGGGGCTACCTCGTCTTTTACGACGTATGCGTCTATTCAAGTTACCGGGGACAATAAAGGTGTGGGCATTCGTGATACCACAGACGGTTCATACCGGGCTATCTATAACCAAAGCGGTACTTTGTATTTTTGGAATGGTTCAAACGAAGGATATTTAAGTACAGCAGGTGCTTGGGTCAACGCATCAGATGCGCGACTAAAAACAAATGTGCGTGATGTTGAATACGGTCTTTCCGCTGTCATGCAATCAAAACCAAGATCATTCGAGCGGGTTGACATTGATGGTTCTTATGTTGGTTTTGTAGCGCAAGAGTTGCAAGAACTGATTCCAGAAGTAGTGTCAGGTAGACCGGAAAAACAACTTGGCGTTGACTACGGCTCTTTAGTTGCGGTTGCATTCAAAGCCATCCAAGAACAACAAGCCCTAATTGAAACATTGACACAGCGCATCACTGCGTTGGAAGGAAGATAAACCATGCCTATCACGCTCAATGGCGATACTGGGATTACAACGCCCGGCCTGATTAACACGGGCAGTACCACTCTCATCAACTTAACAACCACAGGCAACACCATTCTGGGCGACCAGAGCACAGACACGTTGAACGTGGCCAATGGCAATTTGGTTTTGAACTCAAGTGGTAACTTGGGTTTGGGCATAAGTAGTCCTACTCAGCGACTCCATGTGGTTGCAGCTGGTGGGTATAACGCAACATTTAGCGAAAACAGCGCCAACAATGTTCGTTTGCAGCTCTATGTTGATGCCAACGAAACAGCATTGGTAAGCGGCTACAACACAACTCCCAAGCCAATGACCTTCTACACAGGTGGAAGTTTAAGAGCAACCTTAGACACTTCAGGCAATCTAGGCTTGGGTGTGACTCCTAGTGCTTGGAGTGGCATGAGGGCGCTTCAGTTAGGTGATGGCACATTTGCAATGTCTGCTGATGGGGCAGGTGCAGGTGATGGTTCTCTTACATGGAACGGCTATTACAACGGCACAAATTGGATTTATGGCTACACAGGTGGTGGCTCTAGTAGGTATCGCCAGAATGAATCAGGTCACGCTTGGTTTTATGCCCCATCAGGCACAGCCGGTAACGCTATTAGCTTCACCCAAGCAATGACGTTAAACTCAAGCGGCAACTTGGGTATTGGTACTACAAGCCCTGCGGCTAGACTAGATGTTTCTGGTGGCTCAATTCGTGTAAACGAAGATGGTGTCGGCACTAAAATCATAACTATCCGTTCTGATTT